CTGCACTCATTCTCTGTAAATCTACAACTGGAGATATATTAGGATCCGTTGTTTCTAATGTTAATGTCATGTTAAATGATCTGTTACCCGATTTATTTTGAATCACTGTGTTACTAGTTTCATTAATTCTTGATGCTATCATTCTTGTAGATGACAAATAGTTTGTCTTATTTAAAGTTACAGACTCACTTCCTTTATCTAAGAATGGAACATCAATTCCTTGACCCAATCCATTACCCAAACTTGCTGCAGATATTGTTTTCATCTCAGCAGATATCGTAGTACCAGGTACTGTTATGTTAGCAACATTTGGTTGAATAATTTGGAAAGGAATATTTTGTGTAGCATGAGCATGATATCCACCTGTTGATTTACTGTCATTAAAGTATAGTTTTGGATTACTTGCAGCACTTCCAGCACTCTCTCTATTTGGTGCTGAGAATGGTAATCCAGTTTGTGCAGCAGTTAAATCTCCTGTGTCAACTTTAATTGTATAACTATCAAACGTGATTGGATTTGGATCTCTATCGGTAACATCACTCATTAGATGAGTTCTATTAATTCTTGCTAGAGATACACCACCCAATTCGTATTTACGAACAGGAGTTCCTTTAATGTATCCTTTAGCATTATTACCTCTCGTAATACCTGTAATAGATCCACCAGAAGCACCTGTATATTTAATTACCTCATCTTGTATTTTAATATAGCCAGGGTTAGTAGCACCAACAGCAACGTTTTCAAAAGTTGTCAAATTGTCAGTGCTTTCAACAGATATTGTTGATGTTGAATTACTACCATAAGGTAATGAAAGTTTTGTTGGAACTATGTCAGTTTCAACATTAGAAAGTGTTACTCTATTTTGTTCATGATGCATACCATGATTTCTATGATCAACTGTGAAATGCAATCCATCACTTACACTTGTAATTTTTTGTGCTCTACAACTTCCAAGACCTCCAAATTTTTCTGTATTTAATGTTGTTGTAATTCCAGTGATTGGATGAGTATATGTTAATAATCCATTTAAGGCAAAATCACCTTGAACATTATCTAATATTAACTCATCAGTTCTACCAATCGAAACAACAGATAATCTAGCATTTATACCACCTATGGAACTTCCATCTTCTGCAGTGATTGTTCCTATACCAAGCACATCACCTTGTTGGAATCCACTACCAGAGGATCTAATTGTAGCTATGGCAACAGAACCATCAGTAACTCTTACATCTGCAGTCATAAAATCACCACCAGAGGTTATATTAGTAAGAGCAACTCCAACATAATCGAAAGTTCCAGTTCCAGAGTATCCTATACCTGCGTTAATAATACCCATATTTCCTGTTCCAATACCTGAACTACCAACAAAATTACCAGAGGCATTTGATGCTGCAGAAAAATCAGTTGTTCCATCACTCACTGCTAATTGATTAATTGTATTTCCTAAAGTAAGAACCGTATCTGTTAATGATGTTCCAATACCAACTCTAAGTCGTTTTGAATTTAAATTAACTGAATTTGGTTGTAACCTTGCAACCTGTCTATTACCTTCGGATAAAATGGGATTATATATCTCCATAGTTCCTTCAGTTTCAAATACAGCCTTATTGATTATAAATTTAAGATCTTCCCACTGACTTGGTTCCCATGTAGAAGCGTTTTGCGATTTAAATAAAGATCCTAGATATGGTTGTTGTGATATAAATTCATCTGTTAATAAATCAGATTCTCCAATTCTTGAGATGAATACTTTATATTTGGTAGACCATGATGCTAGACATATCGCATATTCAGTATTATCACCTTCAAGATATACTGGTGCTTCAAATTCAAATCTAGTTGGAATTGTTCCATTTTGTGATACCTGTATTTGATCAGGTGCTTTAATTATCTCAGAGAATGGTAAAACTTTTTGTGTTGGAGTTCCTCCTTCCATTGTTCTAATTTGGAATGTCATAGGAATATCCATGTCATCCTTAGTTTGGAAGTAAATATCACAACTTGTTATAAAGATACCACCACTCTCTGTAACTTGGAAAGATTGTGCTAATGGGTCATACCAACGATCTCTTCTAGTTTCAGTATCAGATGTGCTGATAGCCTCTGTTTTCATGACAGTAGATCCTGTCATTTGTCTAACACTTCTTTCTTCCTTAGTTGGTCTAGTTTGAATTATAGCGTTTCTTGTAGAAATAATATTTTCTTGAACTGTTTCTAATGTTCCAGAAGCAGTATAAGTATCCTCACCAAATGTATCTGTATTTTCTTGATCATTTGTTGTGTTATCAATCATGGTAAATGTTTTAGTTCCTGTTTCAAATCTAGGATGATTACCACTATTTGGATTTGGAATATAGAAACTACCGATTAAGTTTGCACCCAAATCAGAAATTAGTCTCATTCTTGTAACTTTTGCTTGAGCACCACTAGTTTGACCTCTAAGTTCCATATTACTATGTGCAAATCCAAAGAAATCTCCTTGTGGTTGATCCGCTAATGATTTAGTATCTATGTTTAATATTGTTGATGTGGATGAATATGTTGCTGGCATATCTGTAGCACCACCACTAGCAGATGCTAGTTGAACTAAACCTGGTGTTCCTAAGAAAGTTTCTAGACCAGTTGCACCAACTTGAGAAATATATGGATTCTTGGCAAAAACTTCAGTGGGAGCATTATATGGCCCTGTTCTATGGTTTGCCTGTGCCACTCTAAATTTAATTGCAGGTATGTCTGTTCCATCTGATGGTATACCTTGTCCTGGCATTACTCCAACAACTGTTTCACCAACTAGGAAAGTTCCTGAACTCATTGTTATTTCTAATAGTTTTGGAGTGCAATATTTTGTTACAGCAACACCATCAAAGAAAGCGTATAATTGTGTGAGTGGTTTGCATTTTGTTACTCTAAATTGAACGTTTCTTGAACGCATTGTCATGATGACATCACGACTTACAACTCTATCACCTATTGATTCATTATCAAATTGTTCAGTAACAATTTTTCTTGTTCCCGTTCTTTGTTGATGATCAGTTCTAAATGTATCACGAATAGTATCTTGCAGAACTGTTGTGGTTGTTGTAGTAACATCTTGTGAGTGGTTAACACCAGATCCACCATTAATCCAACCTGCTTTAATAATTTCTTCTTCAGTTACTGAAGATGACTCTTGCCTATTTCTGGTTCTTTCTGTAAAATCTGTTCCACTCCATTGTGTCTCCCATGAGTTCCATTGTATTGGAGCCATTCCAGTTTGTGGATCAACGCCAAACTCTTGCATAGCTTGTGCCATGATTCCAGCAAAATTACCTTCTTGTTGTATTATTTTTGCATCAATTCTTGCTGTGTCTGTCCATGTATCTGATGATGGATTTAATTTAACAGTTGCTTGCCAGAAACTTACCAAGAAAGGTGTGACACTTTCTGTTCTAGTTGCAAATTGTTGACTTAACCATTCTGTTTCAGTGAAATCTAAAGTTACAACATCTTCACTTTTTTTAATATTTGTTCCTTCAGCAGCGAGAAAAGCACGATCAGTGTTAGTATCAACACCCTCTACAGGGCCAGGCATTAAGTCTACTTGAGTACAGTAATGTTGGGGTCTTAATTCATTGTGAGCAGGGTCTAAACTACATTTAACTTTAAATCCATTAGTTTCTTGTGGTTTAAGACTGGTAAAATTATCTACAAAAAATCCAGATTTAAATTTATTTAATCCATCAACATCAGGAACAAACAAGTTAGATGTTTGCGTTTCAAGCATAGAAAGAGAAGTGTAATATTCAAGATTTTTAATTCTTTCTTCAAGATCTTTTATATCTTGCATTCTATATCTCTTATATTTTAAGAAATCAATACTCGCTTGTTTAGGAGAGAAGAGGAAAGGTGGTAAAAGAATACTTGCTATTTCTATGGCATCATCAACTGCAATTGGTCTCTCTCTTCTTTCAGATGGATCTCCATATTTAATTTGGAATTTTCCAGTTTTATCTAAGAAAATTCTATCAACTCTACCAACAAAATGTGAAAAATTAACGGTGATTGTTTCATCAGATGCTAATATATTAGAGGCAGAATTTCCAGAAGATGTGAATGATCTTCCAAAAAATTCTAGTGGTGATCTAACGTTTTCAAGAACTTGATATGTTGCAACTTTTGGCCTTATATCAATTGTATCTGTTACATATTCACCATTTATTTGTGGAATATCTTTACTAAAGTTCCAGCTACTATAAGAATTTCTAGTTGTAATATCTCCTTCATCAGTAGATTCATAGTAACCATTTTTGAAATATATTTTTAATTGTTTCTTAGGTGGTTTAGCATTTGCTCTTCTTGTAAGATATCCATAATCATAAAATGTGCTTCTTTGACCATTATTAAAAGTAAAATTTGATGATATATTTCTACTAGGATTATCTAAAGTAGTAATTAAACCTTGAACAGTTGATTCTTCAAATACAATAACTTCACCTTCTTCAAATGCCGTCTCATTTTGTGTAATATATGTTATTTGAGCATCTGTGACTGTTTCAGCGACGATGGCAACAGCACCACTATTTTGACCAATTAATTTTTCTCCTATCACTAAATCTGTTGTTTTACCAGATGGGCCATTTAAAGATGTTAATGTCATCTTAGGTGCAGAAGCTTCTGAAGTATCATTAGATTCAAAAACTCCATGTATTTTAATTACATCTGCTTCATTTAAAACTATTTTATTGTCTTGAACTCTTGTTCCTATAGGAAAATTACCAGATGATAATCCATCATTTAATGTCGTTCCACCAACACCAGACGCACTATCTTTTGAATAATTTACAACAATTGAATTTACACGATCTAATCTTTTTATTTTTGCAGTTGGTTTACTTTTTGAAAGAGTTGCTATCAATGTACATCCTGTTGTTGCTGCACCCAACCCTTCTATTTGCATAATTGTATTACCACCTGTGAAGATGAACATATCATCTCTTAATGCAACAGTGGTTCCATCAGATCTCATGAATACATATCTTTCTTCATCAAATGGTAAGAAAAATTCATTCAATCCTGCAGTCAACGCAGCAGAAAGTTGACCCAGACCTGTATTTGGATTAATAGAAACATCAACATCAAATGATTTTCTGATGGTAAGTGTAGAATTAGTTAAATCAACATCTGAAATAAATGCTTTAGGCATTAAAGAATATAATCTACTTTCTGTAGATCTCTCCAGTGGTGATGTTAATAATGTTAAATCTGGCACTTGTAATGAAGTTCCAGCACTTCCTTTATATAAAGCACCCTCCGTTACACCAGAAACAGTTGTAACACCAGTTACCACAACATTAGTTGTATTGACCTCAGTGATTCTTACGAGAGATTTATCATTATTTCCTAAACCACCAAATCTAAGTATGTTTCCTACTTTTAATGTACCTGGAAATAGTGGATTTCCACTAGTTATCGTGCTGATAGAAACTGCACCTGACCCAGTTGCTGATGTCATATTAGCATCACCAAATTCAATCACGGCTCTTTGTATCACATCTCCATTAAATGTTTTTGCAAAACCAACATTACCTAAATCAGGGCCACCGTAGACTGATTTAACATCCTGCATACCAAAAGATGTTACTGCAGTTGCCACACGGTTATTTGCAATTCCATTTATTTCAAATGGTTCATTAGTTACAAATTCTCCAGTTTTTTCATATATCTCTAAAGAGGTGCTATTGCTTACAGCATTAACTAAGAATCCAGTAGCACCACTATATTTTCCTTTTATTTGTGTTGGTATGCTTAGTGTAATAGGTTCATTTAGAGTTAATTTAGAAAATAATTGAATATCATATAAAGATACATCCCATTCATTAACAGAAGAATTTGATGCTGTGTAAGAACCTGATTCTAAAGCAAAATCGTAAACTCTTGCTACACCAATTTCAGATCCACCAGCAGTTCTTTGATTTGAACCTTGTCTTTGATTTCTTAAACTGACAATATATGTGTTACCTATTCCAATATTGGGTGCACCAGAAACATTATTCATTCTTACTGAATTTCCTGTTTTATATGCAACACCTTGACTTTCCAGTGACTTTGAGGTTCTTGTTTTAGGACAATCTATGTAAGTAGAGCTAATAGTTTCTACTTCATAACCTTTAACAAATGCTTTACCAGGTGAAATTTGATAAACTGCAAGATCATCACTTGCAAGTGTTCCTCCTTGTGTAAATTGACCAGTTTGATATACTCCATTATTCCCTACATTATCATTTAAAGAATCTCTCAAAGAAACACCAAAACTTCTGACCATATAATCACCAGATTCAGCAAATGTTCTACGAGCTAATTCATCTCTGATAAAACTGTATTCTGTGTTTTTCTTTTGAGATCTTAAAATACCATTCTCAATCACTGCTAATTCAATAAAATTAGAATCATTAAAATCATCTAATGGTTTAGCAAATAAACTTACAGCTATTTTTAAACGATCAGCACCTGGTGCAGCGTAGTTATTAAATCCTTTTGAGTTATCTGCTAATGTCTCATCTTCATCAGCATTAATTATATCTTCTTCAACTCTTAAACCTATCCTCGCACTAGGAGTGTTGTCATACTGTGATAATATAATAGTTTCATCTTGAACTTGAACAAAATTACCTCTTATAAAATATACACCATTTGATATTGAAAAAGAAGCAGCAGTTGATGTTGCATTGTTTGCAATACATGAAGCAAATGATTCACCTGATGGTATAAAAGCGTTATTATCTGGCCCAGAAACAATATCACTATCTGCTATTAATAATTCACCATCCGCAAATACTTTGATAGAGTTATCTTCAACACCTGATGACATGTATGAAATATAAAGTGTTAAATTACCATTATCAGAGTTATCTGATTTTATAATTTGTTTAATTATTGCAGTTACACCTGTTGATGCACCAATTATCTTTCTATCAATTAACTGATCAATATAAAATTCTACAGGAACTCCCAAATGACTGTTATTTAATTCTACAGCAAAATACTCCGTGGAATACGCGGTGTTACCTGGTATTACCTTTGCACCCTCTTTGAAAAAATGTTGACCAAATTTTTCAATTTGATTTTGTAATATAGATTGAAGACCTGATAGTTCTCTTGCTTGAACGGGAAATCCAGGCTTGAAAAGAATCTTATGATAATTATCATTCGGGTCGAAATCATCAAAATATGGTGAAACGTTAAGGTTGGTTTGCTGAGCCATAGTTAATTAGAACTGTAATATTATTTTGATGTCTTCTTTTTGATTGGAAGATCTTGTAATTGATGGTCGATGATCAACATAAATCATGTTTCCAGAATACTTATCTATTTCTGGGTTAGAAACTCCCTTAGTAAATGATTGACCAAGGTAATATGTTCTATTATTTATTGAGGTAGAAAGACCTGAAAAAACTGTACTAATTGATAAGTTAGAACTACCACCAACAATTGTCACATTACCACCAGCATCTGGGTCAGCAGTAAATCTTGTTGTATTATATCCATAAATTGCTGCAGACGCTGTTTGTGCAGTCGAAACAGATCCAGTTGCAGTAATAAATCCAGCAATTGTTCTATCTTGCCAGTATTTTAAAACACCAGTTACTTGATCATAACTGATCACTTTTCCATAGGCGGTAACACCTGTTCCAACAGTTTGTTGTATTAAACTATCAGGTGTAAATGTAACAGAACTATACCCAGTTCCTGCTAGTCTCAATCCAAACGCAGCACTCGCCTTATCTAAAGTAAGCAACTGATTAGATCCGAATGCTTTAGGATTTTCTATAATACCTATTCTAGCAATTTGGTTGCCTGTTATAAAATCTGGGTTTTCAGGGTCGTTTTCTATTCTTGCATATAATAAAGCATTAGTTGCTCCTAATTCTCTATAGATATCTGCACCATGACCACCTGGTGGTGGAATAATAACATCAAGTTGTGGAGGAGCAGTTGGTGTTGGAACGGATCCAGCAGCTAAATCAACATTACCATAAGTATAACCAAATCCCTCATTAGATACTGTGACACTCTCTATTTGAGCATCATTGTTAACAACAACAGTGCACTCTGCATTAAATCCATCACCTTTAATTGGAACTCTTGTATAAGTTTGGTTAGCAGTTCCAATACCTGTTCCTCTATTTCTAACAACGACAACTTTAATTCCACCATCTGTTGCATTATTTTTAACAGCAGCATCTGCAGCGTTATCACCCCAATTTAATGGAACTGGCATGAAATCAGTTGCATCAAATTTAATCAAATCTGCTGGTTTTATGCTATACAAATATTTCCAAATGTATCCATCACCAGATGTACCTGCAGTTCTTGGCTCTAAATCTGTAAAAGTTGGTTCGTCTAGAGATGGTTTTCCATCTGGTGTTTCAGGTGTTGTTCCATTCTGTAAGCAAACATAAACTCTAAAATCACTGTTTACAACAAAGAAGTTTGCTGTATATAATGATGTTCCTCCAGAGTTTGGTGGTGCATTGGATATGCTATAGTCATGTCTATAATAATCATATGTGGTTCCAGAACTCCAGTTTTGTTTTGGAACTATTTGTTTCACATCAGCAGAAGTTATCCTCTTAACAGCAATCATACTATCATAGTAATCATTCATGTTATTGAAACTGTCAATTGGTGCAGGAGGATTAGAATCCCAGTCAGTTTGAATACTAGTTGGGTTAGGTAAACCCACAAAAGCATAATAAGAATTAGTCGAAGTGGATACACCAGCAACGAAATTTTTTGCATTTAATATTCTTATTTGATCCGTTATGATTGCCGACATGAACTTTTGTTTACACTTTTTTTATTTATTTAGACAGTAAAGTTTTCAGCTTTAAGAGCGATCTTCCTCTTTATCTGTGGCCCTGTCTTAATACCAGTCACACCATCGTTAAGATTTACGGTGTATGCTTGTGATACTTGCCTATCAGTTAGTTGTAATCGACCCCAACTAAATTCACCAACAAATGATGTAGTTATACCTTGATTTAAGGTAGAATAACCAACAGTGTTCTGTAAACCATTCCAATCTAGAATTCTACTAAACACTCTGACTGCCTCTTCTGCCTGATCAGATCCAAATCCGACAGTTGTAATACCAACATAATGAGACACTTCATACACATTATCTAGGGCAGTAGTTCCTATACCAATATAAGTTCCATCTAATTCAAGAGAGGTTACACCAGAACCTACATTAGTGTTGCTAACTGTGAAATAGAAACCAGTTTGTAATCCAGTTTTTGAAATTGGATCAGGGCTAGCGATGTCTTCATCTCTTAGAGGAGATTGTTTTGGAATGTACATGTCAAATACAACTGCAGTTCCTAGACCAATTCCTGCTCCATTAGCATCAGAGATATTTGAACATATGCCAACTCCAGTGACAACACCAAAGTCTCCCCCAAATGATTCAATAGTATTCTCTTCTCGAATATATGTTGGTGGTGAGATCAACACTTGTGGGTGAGAAACCTGAGTATATCCAATACCAGGTGATGTAATTGTAATCGCTGTCACAGATCCATTTGCGATTGTTGCGGTTGCTTTCGCTATAGTGGTGCTTCCAATACCCACAAAAGGTGTTCCACCAACACTCACAGGTTGTTGTATTGTGACTGTTGGTGTAGATGTATATCCATCACCACCACTGGATATCACAATAGATGCAACTGTATTTGCAATTGAAACTGTTGCCGTTGCAGCAGCACCAGCAAGGAATTCTAATTCATGACTTGCATTTACTATTTGAATATCTTTTTGGAAACTCCTGTCAATTGGGTTTTCGTTTTCTGGATTGAAGAATGGTCTACAATTATCCATCCAGAAAATTGTATCGGCAACACCCACAGGTTGTATTAAATATGCAGTTGGAAATAAATTAGGTTCATATAATGGCCTATCTTTGCGAACTATTCTACCATCAATAAATTTATCTTCAAGTTGTCTATACCATTTAACTGGTCTAACTTCAGTTGCATCATTTCCTATACCAACTCCAAAATATTGATTGGTAACAACTGTGTCTGAAGATTTAACTTCACCAACTGTTCTTGGGAACTCAAGGAATGTTTCTGTATTATATGCAGGATCAAATCCAACTTGTAAATCATCACCAACTTTAACAGTTTCAACTATATCTCTATCTTTTACGTCCTCACCACCAGTTCCTCTATAGAAGAACAATCTCATCACATCTCCAGCGTTAGGTGCTTCAGTAAGAGTTATTGTTCCACCACCATTGAACTCATAACCTTCACCAGGCACTTGAAGAACATCATTTATAGTTAAAATAATAGTATTTTGTACAACTATGGTTGAACCAGTTCTTCCTTGTATAGCAAATGCCTCACCACCAACAGTCAATGGGAATGATTTTCTAGTACCATTAAAGAGACTTGAGAAATCATCAAGTGCTTGAAGTTCACCCATTGTCCACATATTGAACTCATCATGATGAACTCTTTCCAGTGTTAACTTGAATGGTTTGAATAAATGTGCATCTATAGGAATTGCATATGATTCGCCAGGTGCAGTTGCAAATGTTGGAACTGTTAATACATGGGAATTGCCATACCCAAATCCTGTGTTGGTAATTTCAAAATCGATAACACGCCCACCTGTAGTTGCAACACCAACTGTAATGTTTGCTCGTGCTTGTGTACCACCAACACCTGGTGTAGATTCGTGGTCATAGTGAAGAGGAATGTCTTGGTAAGGTAAAGGTGCATCAATAATTGCCTCAAACGTAGACGAACCTACGCCAGTGAAGCCAGGAACAGGATCAGTTTGTGTGATCGCAATACTCACAACACGGCCATTTGTGACTGCTGCAGTTCCAATAAACTCTATGACAGGTGTTCCTGTAGAGGTTGTAAAGGCAACACCAACTTTAACTTCAGTTGCTATACCCACACCACTAATAGAACTAGTTGTTGCTCCCATTGCAGGGCCAGGATTTACTCTGTAACCAGATCCACTATTACCAATACTAACTGCTGTAACGATACCAGAAGAAGCAAAACGAATTGTAGCACCAGCAGAAACTAGTGGTTGATATCCAAAACCCTCACTAGATGCAACAGAAACTATGATGCCACCAACAGGTATCGATGCATTTTGAACATCATTAGATATTGAAGAGGCAGTTCCTGTAAATGTTATTGATGAAATACCAGATATTTCTGACATCTCATAATCATTTGTCTCACCTGCACCTTGAAGTATTCCATTAACTAAAACTATACCTAGGTTAGTTGCAATACCAGTTACATTGGCATCATCACTTGTAAGTGTGAATACTTTCTTTTGACCATTAAATTCTTGAGCAATATCATCAATAGCATAGTTTCTTGCATAAGCATCAAAGTTACCACCTTTAATACCAGATCTATTAAAGATTCTTCCACTAAAACTAGATGTAGTTGTTATACCAACAAAATCTCTTTCATTTGGTGGTGATGTGGAAACACCAACTCTTGGCCTATTTCCAATAGGTGCTGCAGCAAAGTTAAGCGTACTATCAACAATATTATAGTTACCAACCATTTTAGTAACAATATCATGATTTGAGTGGTTGAGAAGATCAGTTCCCATCCAATTTCTATGAACTCTGATAGCACTACTAATACCAGCATTATTAGTTGCAATTACCCTCATCATTTCATTACCAACTTTAATCACATCTCCACTAAAGAATGATGTGATACCAGAGGTAAACATGATTGTCTCACCTCTAGTAAAATCTACACCAAGAGATGTTGTAACCGCAGTTCCGACAATTGGACTTTGAATGATATTATCAATTGCTACCAATGCTCTTGTATTTTGATTCTTACTTATTAAACTATGCGAGGTTCCAACACCAACTGCATTTATATCTAAGGGAACACTAATTGATTTTAAAGCATTCTCTGCTGATGCTGCGAGTTTAACAACACTATCACTAACTTTAATAATAAAGGCAGATGATGGAACATGAGTGAGTGTTGCTCCAACCCCAGATATTCCTTGGCCAGGGAAGTGTGTAGCAGCAATACCTATTGCATCACCAGTGCTTCCAATACCTGTTGTGGTGCAACCGACTATTGGTTGTGCTACAACATATTCAACCTCTTCGCCAGTAACAAAAAAGTGGTTTGGAATAGTTATAGTATTATTTGCTAAACTTACAATATCAGAATCTGATCCATCAAAATTAACTTTAAATATTTCATTTCCATCATTTTTTATTGGGAAACCAGTTCTAGCACCAAAAAATGTTCCTTCATAAATGTCAAACTTACTTTGAATAGATGCTGATTGAAGTTCTATATCTGTTGATTTAGCACTATCTTCAACCACTTTAATCGCATGCATAAATGTTTTAACTTCTACAGCTGTGTTTGCATTTGGAGTATATTTTATTTCGCTGAAGCAATCTGTTGAATCTCTCGCACCACTAATAGTTCCAAGACTACCACCTGCCCCAGCTCCTGTTTGAATATTACCATATTCAGTCATAAATACACGATCATCATCATCAACCATCATTATTTCTGCAAACTCATATCTATCGTTTGTAGTATCCTTAATCTGAACTATGGCATACGCTGCATCAAATTCTTCACCATAACTACCAATACCAGTCGCACTAGGTGATCCTGCAGCAGGAATTGTTGTTGATTTTGCTATCAGTGATGCATTTCTCAAAGATACTGTTCCTAAACCAGTATATGACTCTGATGATATTCCTATTGTAACTGAATTGATAAACGCAGTGACTATACCTGCATTTGGTGTAAATCCTATTTGAATTTGTGCAGTTGTTCCAAGACCAACAACATGTGGTCTAAATGTGCCTAATGGTTCTGCTGAAAGATTATCTCTTCTACTATGAATAGTTAATTGACCATATTGTTCAAATGCAACAGTTGTTCCCAGACCAACAGAACTTTGATGCATTACCATACTCAATTCATTATATTCAACTGTTCCTTCACTTGTTGCGATTGCAACTATTGTCTTAGCAGATCTAGGGCAGAACATTTCAAATGGTGCTTTACCAGCACTGCTTGGTAAACCTGTTGTGGTTGCACTTCCTACAGTAGCCACAATGACCTCACCACCACCATGAGCAGATCCACCTAACGTTGTGGCAGCACCAATATGAACAAGTGCTCCTACTGGATCTGAAGACGCTCCTATGCTAGTTGATACTCCAGCAGTTAAAGACGTTGTGAGGCCAAGTTCATTTAAATTATAAGAGAGTGTTACTACATTATAATTATTGAATTCACTCTTAGTTGGGAAGAATCTAAGAACTGCATCAGTTCCATCAACTTCAGAATCCATAGATCCAAGATCCATTACTGTATCCACAGAACCATATTGATTAATCATTGATTGACCACTAAGAGGGTCAAATAAAGCATTGACCATCATTAATTGTCTTTCTCCTGTATATAATCTATCCTTTATATACACCATGAATCTATTTTCTTTATTACCAGTAATATTAAATCTACCTACCTCAGAGAACTCTGTATTTCTTGGTTGATCTTGGAAATCATCGCTAATATTATCAATGGTAATAACTCTATTTCCCACAGATTCGGCATAGTCAATTAATATTCTATTTTGGAATGTAATTTCATCGGAAAGGTTGCCAGCAGCAGGAGATCTTGATTTTAAATTTTCTGTGACTAAATCAAAATTATCAACCTCATGTAAACTTTCAAAACCCTGTAAATCAATAATACCTGTAACTGTTCCAGCAGTTCCAACTACCATGGAGGCTTGTTGACCAACTGGTAGATTAGATTCTACTTGAAGATTACTAAACTTTTTAAATCCAGATGTATGAGTGAGAGTGTTAACAATATCTTTCCATTTTTCTTCAAATACTCTAGATTTTATTGCATATGCAAATCTTTGGTAATATTCATTTTCATGTGTAACTTGAAGAATATTACTTAAGAAACCAGTTTCATATTCCCATCCATTATTAACTAGAGAGAAGTAATCAACTAAGAAATTAGTGTCAAATGTAAGAACTATTTCAGATACAGTTCCTTTAGCACCAGTTTCTAAGGATTCGATTAATCTTCCAACTTCAAAATCACTAGATGCTTCAACAGTCAACCATTGACTCTCTGGGTCATACTCGAACGCAAGACCTTGAACAGGGCCAACACTAGTTTCAGATCTAAGAGTTTCATTTGCATTAAATGTATTTGGTTGTAATTCAGCAGAAAACTGTGGAAGATCTCTTTCTCTGACTAAGATGGCGGATGATAATGTAGCATCAAAATTACCAGGTATTGCTCCACTTGGAACATTACCGCCCATATTATAAGTTACAATACCAACGTTACCTAAATTTTCATGAACTTGTGTTACTTCAAAAGTTCTATATTCGTAAAACTGTGAATCATATCCTTTTCCAGTAGATCCAACACCCACGCTAGAATTTTCTACAAATACTCTATCACCAACTTCTATCGGGAAGTTTTCTGTTAAACTATAGGCAACTTTTAATGTAGCAGCAACTGTATCTGTGCTTGCATCATAAACAAGGTTTGTTACTCTAATTCCATTTGAATTATTGACAGGAACAATAATTGGAGTAACGTTAGATAGACCAAAAGTATTCTCGATTATATCAACATATCCATCCCTGTCAGGAGTTGCTAAATTATATGCTAGATCAACATCCTCATCTTTAATTCTTGTAACACCATCTAAAACAACTAACGCTGGTGGTTGATTATACCCTCTACCGTAAGATGTAATTCCAACTTGTTTAAGGCCTGATAGTGCTTCAATTTTAATTATCTGAGGAAGTTTTGATTGTGGTCTTAGCGTAAAGTCTGATGGATAATCAAAACCAATACTTTCTAATTTGGTAGTTTTAGGAGCACCAATCGATGTACTAGATGCTTCTAAGATAGCACCTGTTCCAGTGTCAGATGTTACAGTGGATACACCAGGTAATCTAGTATAACCTTTTCCTTTTTCTGATAGTGAAATTGCTGCTATTGGGCCATAGGCAGTTTTAGAGGTGGTGTCATAAATTATTTCTGTTGTAGAGGAACTTGTATAAGATTCTTCTTCTGGAAATCTATCAAGATCATATACAAACGTATTATCAGAATTTGCTAAAACATTAAATTGACCAGAATAACGACTATTTCTAAAGTTTATTGAATTATTACCAATAATTTCTTTATCTAACACTAATTCTTTATTTACATCTGGGTTATCAGAATCAGTGTTTGCAACTAAATTATAGTAAAGTATTTTTGGAGTATTTTGATTATATGTAAGAATTAATTTACCATCAACACCAACAGTTCCAGTTCTAGAAACATTAAAGGTTGATGATTTTTCATTTGAAGTATACTCATGTATGAAATTGTAATCAGTGTATAATTCTAAATCAAAAGCAGGTAAAGTGTCTGCAACTTTAGTAAAAGCTAAAGATGAATCAGATAAATCAAAAGTTATGGTTCCGTTTTTATAAAATTCTAGTGGTGGATTAACAAGATTTAAAGTTCCTACCTCACCACTGTCAGCTGTTACAATAGGAACAAATTTAGGTCTTCTTTGTTTTGTTTGAAATCTACTTCCACATAATTTAATTTTGTCTTTATTGATAACATATACAAAATATTCCTCATCATTAATTAATCCCTCTACAGGATTGGATGAAGTATGAATAACTCTTTGACCAGTTACCATTTCATGATTTAATATTTCAATAGCATCTGGAATATCAGTTGATACGGCTGAGGTGCTAACACCAGATGCTGTAAAATCTAAAGTTCTAGCAATTAATTTTCTATTTGCTTTGTTATACTTAATTGGAACAGTTGTAACTATTCCAGCATTTACTGTTAGAAAAACTCTATCATTATGTTCTAAACCATGACTACTCGCAGTTGCAACTGTAATTTTATTTTTTTCAATTGACCCTTTTACAGTTTGATCATAACTTATTTTTAAACTATGATATACACCAGTTCCAACACCTGTAAAATATACTAAACCTTGATTTCTAACAGTCTCTGCAATACCAACAAAAGTATCTTCTGGATCTGCTCCATCACCAGGTGTTCCTAATCCAATTCTAACTGTAGATAATCCGATTAAATCATCAGTTATTTTAGCGACAAATAATGGTGTTGCCTCTGGGAGGTTAGCAGAAAAACCATCTAAGTCAGCGTTTGCACGATTAGTTGAAATGGCTATGGAATTACCAGTGTTTCTCTGATATGTTACTTTATCTCCAGTTTTAAATTTGTGATTTGGTAAACGTATTGTTCTAGCAGGTATGAATATTTGAGATAATCCACCACCAGGATTTGAAATCGTTACTGTTGTTCCAATACCAACTCCATCAGTAACAGCGATACCAAGAGATTCTACAGGATTAAAATAATATTCAAAATCTATATTATTGTCAAAATCAGTATTGAATCCAACATTTATTTTGAATTTTCTAGGATCTTCCTCTACTGGTGTTCTAATTGTGTGTGTTGCTCCAACAACACCATTCTCTAAATTATTTTGATTTCTTAAAACTCTTAATCTAGAATTTGCAGTGTCAATATTCAATATTTTAACTTCCTCTTGTCTTGTTCCAATTCCTACTTTGATAACATCATTCTCTCTCAAACTGAGATTGTTGAGACTGGCATTAGGTGATGGTAATTTACCCTGAACATTAAAGAAAGTTACTAATCCAGTTGCTGCTACTGAACCTATTCCTTGTGAAATAACTAGTTTAGCAGATGAAATTCCAATATTATAAGTTCTAAAAGCAAGATCAGAACTAGTTGTTGACATACCAGATACAAAAACTTTATCAAGATTTTGTAATTGTATGGGAGTTGTATGAACACC